CCAGATGACAGATAAGCACCTTGTCCTTTTCGATAGACCTCCGCTAGTTCTCCATAAAAAAACTTAGTATCTTTAGCTTTTTTCTTTAAGCTACTTTTTACTTTTTCGCTTAGTGGTTTTCTTTTTTTTGCTTGAGGAGACATTTTGTTTAGTACGTGATTTAGATACAGCTTGAATATCAATATACTGTCCTTTTCTGTAAGCCTCGGCAGTTCTCTTAATCTCAGAAGCTTTCGCTGACTTATTTTTAGCACCAGACAGATATTTTTTAGGTAGGCCTGTCTTTTTATCTTTTGGAACTCGCCTCAGTTTTTTTGTCACTTTTTAGTTTTTTTCTTAGTTTTTGGCTTCACTTCACAGTTTTCAGCCTTTGGTTTTGACTCATCATAAGTCTGAACTTTAAATGTATAACCCATTATTTTTTACCTCCCTTCTTAATTTTCTTTGTTTTCTTTTTACCGCCTGAGTGATACATAGGAAAATAAGTAGCTGAATATATCTTACTTCTTTTTACGTTTTTTAGCAGTTGATAAAGCTATTGCCTGTGCTTGCTTTAATGTCTTGCCCTCTTTCATCAGCAAACGAATGTTGCCAGAAATAGACTTTTGTGATTTGCCTTTCTTAAGTGGCATTTAGTTAAAAGAGATTTTACCTTCATTAATATCTTTAACAAAAGATATAAAATCCTTCGCCTGTCCAGCCGCCTTAATAAATTTTTCTCGCTCTTCATTATCCAGATTCAGTGAGGTCATCATCTGCGCTAAGTCTCTTGAATTGGATACAGTTTCTAGATTCATAAACCTACAGTATCACTTACCACTATAGCTGATCTATTGAGAATTACCCAATAGTCGAGATTCCAGTGAACTAATTTGTCACCTACCTCATCGACTAAAGGCAAAGGTACTTGGTATCCATCAATCCCAAGAATAGTACAAGCCTCACCAACAGTATTAACTTTATAGCCTGTTAGCTTTGTTGCTTTTGCAATCGTTTCATCTTTCCAACTATTAAAGGTATTGTAGTACCAATCCGAGTCAGGGAAAGCGTGCGCTCCTTTCAAGTTTTTTGTACTTGCTCCTTTATCCCAAGTCTTTAAATTTGCATCCTTTTTAATTCCAAAGGCTGTAATTCTTTTATTTTTGTCGGCTGTAGTAGTTGCATTTGTGTAATTATCAGCTAAATCAAAAGCATTTTGGTTGCCTTGTTTAACCATAGTTTTTGTTCCATGTATATTCCTTGAAGCTGCGTATGAGCCGTTGCCATAAATGCCATCACCTTTATAATAATAATCCCCTGTCTTTCCAACACCTTTAAACTCATCAGACCATTTGTTATTTGAAACCCCTCTATAGACAAGGAGGTTTTCACCATCAGCACCTTTTACTAAATCTTTTCTATCTTTCAAAGCTTGAACATTTTTGACTCTGTCTGGTCTTTTGTTGAAACCTTGTTTCCAAAATAGATAATCATTGTACATAGGTGAGCTTTTATCTATAGCTTTTTCAATGCTCAATCCTTGTTCTAATCTTCTAATCTTTGCATTAATAGGCCCAGCAGTATATTGCATTATCTGTGAAGGATCTTCACCTCTTAAAGTTCCTAACTTTATTTCATGCTCTCTAAATTTTTTAAGGTCAGCTATCAACTCTTTTTCAGTAAGCTTTTTAAGTGGTTTAGATTTAACAAAGTCAGATGCTTTAGCAGTTCCTACAACTACTTTAGGTTTGGGCTTTGGTTTGATATTTGTAGGCTTGCCATAGATCCTCTGTAAATCCTTAAGACTTCTTTCGCTGTCATCATCCCTTACTAATTTCTTTATTGCCTTTTGTCCTGATCCTTCTTTTTTTGCAAGTTTTTTAAAATAACTTACTTTTTTTGGATTACCTAAAGTTTTAACCTGTAACTTTTTATCTTGCTTTAACAACCATTCACCATAAGTCATATCTTGTGGAACTCTGCCTGTGGCACTGGGTCGAGTTACAACCTTGCCTACTGGTGGCGGCTTCAGACCTTCAAATCCTTTTTGTTTGCTTAGTCCTTCATAATCTACAACAGGTACAGTAGTGGATCGGCAGTTAAAGTGCTGGGGCGGTGTAGGGCCTCTGTTATAGGCAAAGGTCTTACCATCAAGATCCCTGCAAACTGCACTTGTTCTGCTATCAAGCGTTGCAACATATTGATATTTAGGAGCAACCTTACTGTTAGCTGCATAGACAGCCTGTGATGCTTGGTTCTGAACTTGATTAACAGAAGTTCTAACAATGGTTCTTATTTGATGATTAGCAAGCTTGGTAAGTTCACCACCAGCCAAAGCTTTTTGTCTAGATGACAAAGCCTTCTGTCCAAAGTCCAAAGTCCCTGCCATGCGTCTTGCTATCTCTGCACTTGACTCTCCACTAAACACCCCTTGCCTTATATGTCTTGTCAGTGCGTCTTTCTGACTTTCAGCTATTCCCCTAAATGCTTTCTCGACTGTTTGTCCATTAGGTAAAGTCTGCATTGCACCTTGTCTTGCCGTCAGTTCAAACTTGCCCTGTCCAAACCTTTTAAAGTCATCTTCTGTAAACTCTTTGCTAGTAAATATATTTGTTTTAGTTGGGTCTGTTTTTATAAAAGACTCTGCATACTTTGGGCTTACTGCTACTGAGTTGATGGGGATATTTCCTGATTTTACCACCTTTTTTAATTCATTTTCTATGAACCCAGCCTGAACATCTGCCAAGCCCTCTATCTCTTTTATCATCTTTCTTGTTGTCAGCATTGACCATGTATCAAGGCTTTTTGTTGATTGTCTAATTATTGCCCTAAGTCTTTTTCTTGTTTCTGGTGCAATGACAACCCCAGCATCTGCCTTTGCCTGTCTTATATTTAATTGCTTTAATTTCTTTGCGGCTTCAAGAATTATGTCGTTATATGTTGTCTGAAATTGTGTAGATACAGCATTACTGTACCTGTTTAGATCAATAGTCTCCCTAAAAAATACCTCTGGAATACTCATTTATCATTCTTCTCCCTCTTCCTCCTCCTCTGGTTCCTCATCGGGTTCTTCTGGTGGCTCTACCTCTGTTAATCCTCCCTGCTGTGTGCTTTCTATCTCTTCTTCTACATCGAAGTCATCGCCAAGAACTTCTCCAGTACTTAGTTGATTCAATAAAGTCTCCTGACTAATAGTACCAGCAGTAAACAATGTAAGTAAACTGGTTATCTCCTGTGGTGCTAGTCTCGCAGAAACAAAGTCTCTATTAACAAAACTACTACCAGCATTAGGTTCATTAAGATATTCGCTATGAAATCTAAGGCAGTTATCAATCAAGTCTTGCATCTGCTGTGCTATCACCATCATGGTGCTGTCATTTTGTGATCTATCAATCCTCTTGGCCTCTGCTGTTTCTCCTACTAACTTCTGTCCTAGTACCGCAGCTAATGACAATGTATTGATCTGTTCTGCAATATCCTTCAATCTTGTGAACTGGCTGTCATAGCTATCACCAGAAGGGCTGATATATTCCATCCTTGACTCAGGTGGTAATGATAATGCTTCATTAGGGCCACTTGTTATTTCATCTGCATTTGGATAGCCAAAGACAGCAAGCAATGGAACAGAACTAATGTGCAAGATATTGTCTAAGTCACTCTGAATCTGATAATGCTTAAGGTTTAGTTCTGCAATGTCATACAAAGGAGAACGGCTTTCAAAGTATCCAACCCTGTTTGAATAAGCAATAGAGAATGGGATCTTATCTTTAAGGCTCATCTCACCTTCATCAAATAATTTATATTCTCCCTTCTTATCATCTTTTCTATGAATTTCATATCTACCCCTTTCCAAAACCCTGATCTGTTTAATTATCTTGTCACCATACTTTCCATCTGGCTCAACAACCTGTTCTAATAACCTTACTTGTGTGAGTTGCCTTGACCCATCTATGATTTCACTCCTAAATCCTAAAATATCTTTTGGACTATAAGTTACCCAGTATGGTCTGGTCTTGTCTCCATCCTTCGGTGCATCTACCAATACTCCTACATGACCAAAAGAAATCGCTACTCTGGCAACATTGTACAAAAATATATTTAGATCATTACCCTCAAGGTCAACATCAAACAACTGCTCCCTTACTAGGTCTGAAACATCGTCTAATCTTATGGGCTTTCTAACCAACATACCTGACAGCATTTTTTCAATACGCTGCAAGTAAGGAACAACAGTGGATCTACTTAACCTAACGTCATAACTATCGTCTGTTTCTCTTGCTTCCTGTGGTAAATACTTTCTATGCTCACTTCTAACTTTATATGTTCCTTCTTTTAAATCTGCTATCAGATCCCAGAAATTAGCCATCCTTTGATAGGCTGCATTTGGGCTTGCTACTGTTGTAGGAGCTACTGTTACAGGCTGGTTGTAAATATTTAGTGAGCTATACACAGTTTTGCCTCAATACTATCATGTTCTTAATATATTCTAATCCCTGTCGGTCTGCCCGCACGAGCAAATAAAGGATTAAACTCCCTCCAGATTAAATAACCCACAGCATCAGCCATGTGGTCATAACCAGATTCTTTATCAGGTTCACCCTTAGTGTTGTAGCTCTGGAGTTCCATTGACTCTATTAGCTTTCTGCAACTGGCATGGATTTGTAAACGGCTTTCCCCTTTGCCGTTACATAATAAAGCCTGTACGGAAGAGATCCTGTCTCTGACTGGGGGGTTAGAACGTGGGCTTTGATTGCTGAACCCATAGCCTTCAAGGATTTGAATGTCTGTTTGACTTGCATTAGTACTTCTGTTGCCTCCACTTGCATCTGGGTAAACATATATCTTGTTCATAGGGTATCTGGCTTTGATCTCTTGAGCAATACTATCTGTGTCGTGAGCCTTAGAAATCTCATCAAATATTAACAATTTTTGATTTTGTACAATGCCAATAACGCAGTTCATATTTCCAATATTGAAATCCATACCGATTCTTAATGGTTCTAATCCAATATCAGGCTTTGAAGTTATTACATTGTTTTCTCTAGTGAAGCGATCATAAACCTGACCTGTTGTTAAATTGACAAACTCTCCATTGAGATAGGCTTGCAGCATTGATGGATCATAGTTGGCTTGCATACGTTCAATGAAGTCATCAGGTAAATGTGGATTGTCCTGAGTCCTCATCTTTATAAGTTCTCGATCAGTTCTTTCTTTGGCTTCATCAGTACCAAAGGTGTTATATAACCAGCGAAATCCCTCTGGTGTACTGGCTGCACAAAACTGCCTAACATTACCAGCCCTTAGTCGTCCCAGTATCTTAGGAAAAGCCTTATCACAAATAGTTGGACTAACAACATCTATTTCGTCTGCGAGACAAAAGGCCAAATTTAAGCCTATGATTCTGCTCCAGTTCTCGAATGATCTACATAACAGCTTACAATCACCCTCTTTCAGATGCACAACATACTCAGGCAAAGGACTGGCTCTAAAGCTGTAAGGTATTTCATAATGCTCAAGAAACTGATCGAAGTCTGTTTGCCAAATGTCTCTTAAAAGCGGCCCAGTCGGTTCGAGGATTGCACCGATAAAGCCTACGTTCTGAGCCATAAGCTTTAAGGCCATTGCACAAAGCGATCTAGTTTTCCCTGCTCCATATCCAGCAGAAAGCCCAACTATCTCATTCTGATTATCAAAGAACTGTTGTTGCTGTGGGTGCAAGTCTGTTCTGATGCGATTTAATAACTCTTGAGTATCAATATCAACGTAGTGACTGCCTACATGATCCAGAACAGAACCTTCTCTATTCAGTATGCTCAAGTCATCACCTGACCGACCTTAGCCATTGAGTTTATACAGCCCAAAGCCACTGTTAACTGCCCTGATTTCCTAGCCTCTTTAGCTAATGATGCGTATTGTGATAAAACTTCCGCAGTAAATTGTCGTCTATCAATATCAAAATCTTTCTTTAAAATCTCTCTGGCATCATGTAAGTAGTTTTCTACAG